AGGTCGAGAATTCTATTACGTATGCCGACTACTGAGGTTGGCGCGTCTATCATCGCCTCAAATTGTTCGCGTAGGTTGTTCATGATTGAGTTTTGTTAAGTGCAAGGCCGGAATTGATTAGGTCGAATACGTCGAAGTGCCATTCGAATAATTTATTTATAAGATCAACCTGATTTGTTATATCCATAGGATAATATTCCTCTTTTTCAAAATCATATATTCTATGATTAAAACATCTATGATCTGGACTATATATAAATTGGTGTGTTTCTATTTCACCAAAATCATCTACTAACCTATCCCACATAACGTCAATATATTGACCGCCACGAATTTTGATAATACCATCATTCTCATCAATAAGTCGCGTTCCCTCATTTGGAATTTCAAACAGTTTTCGAATAGGTATAAATGTTTCTCCTCCAATGGTTAATTCTTTTTTCAACATAAAAGGTGGTATCAATAAAGGTGTTATTTTGGTTATGTTCGAGGAGTTATACCAATCCAACATCATACCCTCTAACGTAAACACCTCCTTATCTTCATAATACCACGGCAGTTCAGTATCACTGGCAAATTCAAGTTTTACCTGCAACCCATAAGGCAGATAAGGAGCCAAGTGGCGTAATTCAAGTTTTTGCTTTTCCATTTTTATTTCTTTTGGTTGTAAAAGGTGATGAAGGATAGGACGGCTTGATAGGTGGCTTCAAGTTTGGTCAGAGATACGTTTTCGAGTATAAAATGCGGATTAATCAAATTTTGGATAGCGCATCTACAGCCTCTAATCCCAATTTCATTACCCATCGCCTCTATCTTCTCAACCACCGGCATCAACTCATCCCAACTTTTAAATGACATAATTTCATCCTTTCGGATATTGGCACATTCGTAACCAGTAATTTGGTTAATCCTATTGCCTGCATCATCATATTGGTTAAGAACCCAAAAACTATCAGGGTCGGTTTCATCAAATAGTTCAACTTTCCATCCCATGAAATCCATTATTGATTTATCGGCAATCATCTGATTTCCCTCTGCTATCTGTTTTGTTTCCATTGTTACTTGATAAAGGATTCGACTTTAATTGATCTGAAAGCGCCAATATCAAACGCGGGGCCAGTTCCGTGAACACGCCGTGCCATAGCTATGCATTCCTCCCTCACCGCTTCCGCTACCTGTCGGGCGTAATCTTGCATAGCATTGACTACGTAATTTGGATTCACAAGCCCCCTGTCGTGAATATAGTGGTACTGTAATATTTCCTCTGCTGTCTTTAATGTCTTTTCCATGATTATTTGTTTAAGGATGACTCTGCTAATTCCCTACGACTTAATTGGTCGAATGTGTATCGTTCGTCTCTCCATTCCTTAGACAGGTCAATCATTGATTTCAACGCTTTTTCCAACTCCTTTATTCGCTCCTTGTCCGCAGCGGATTGCTGGGTGTGCCAATCAACGCCTAATTTAAAACAAGCTATTTCTGAATGGAATGCCTGCCCGCGTTCACTGGTTATAATCCTAATTGCGGCTTCCTCTAAGATTTTCCTCTCTTTACTTTTGCTATCTATAGTTTTGCTCATAATGGTTAAACTCCTAATGCTTTGTTAATAATTCTATATGCATGGTTATACTCTTGGCAATCGGCAACATCTATATGATTTACTGTGAATTTCATTAAATCCTGTAACGCTTCCAATAGTTCAGGTGCGGCGGCGATGAGGTAAGCACCTTCTTTAACTCCGGGGATATTCCATCCCTCATCAATTATACATACGTTTTCTATCAATGTCTGCTTTGGGTTATTAAGATTTATAGCCCAATTTGCGTCAGTCTTAGGCGTTCCGTTAAATTCTTTTGTCTCGTTGCTCATAATGGTTTCAAAAATTGATGTTTGTCAATTGTTAATATCGATTGTTTGTCAATATAGTAATCAGTTCTGCCTCTGTAATAGTCTGATTGCAAACGTGCCGCCTCTGCTGTAAATTGCAACACTTTTTCGATTATCTCTAAGACTTCTGCGCGGGTATATGATTCTTTCTCCACCCCCTCTTTCACTACGGGATGGACACGGTAATACTCTTCCCATTCTCCGTAATCATCTTTATTACCGCTTGAGAGCCCTTCCATATATACCCATTTACCTCTTGGTGTTTTAAATCGGAATTTCCTTTCTCCCTCCACCACATCATCCTTTAAATAAAGTTCCCCGGATGGTAGGTAGAGGGGTAGTGATGGGTTATTCCTGCCAAAGTCATCGAACTGGCTAAAATCAGAGCCTGGATTATGCTTCGGGGAATATGGATCGTATTCATTTACCGGCTTGCCTGCGCCTTTGCCGTCTGCTTTGATTTTCAACATGGTTGTCATTTGTTAAAAGTAAGTGGATAACCACAGCAAAGACAAATACCAAATCTGTTTATAACGGTAAACTGGTTACAATGCTTGCATAATGTGATTTTATAAATTTTCATCGCTTTTATGTTAATGGTTAATGAGGGTTACTTTTAGATATTAGATTACGTAGTGCGGCGGCCCAAGCCCAGCTTTCGCGCGGTTGCATTTTAGACAGCGGTTCTTTATTGAGCCAAATTTGATAATCCGGGGTATCTGCCTCAAACATCTTAACTACTGCGCATTGTACATTTGGCGCTATTTTTAATACCTTGTCTTTAGCTTTCATAATCTCCTTTTCTTTATTCTCCCTTGTGTAATAGGGAGGTTAAACAAAGTCGCCGGTACGCTTCCGCAGAGCGCAGGCGCTTTCCCGCCCGGCAATCAATGTTTATTTTTTTTCGTTTCCATAAATTATGTGTTTTCTCCCTTGTGGGGGAGAGGTTACTTTATTAGTGAACAGAGCAGGATTCGAACCTGCATGCATTTGCTTTTAGATATTTCCATCTTGTTTAACAAGATATGTCCGCCAATTTCAGGAATTCCTTTATATGCATAAGGTTACCTTTGAATACGGGTTAAACGCGGCTTCTAAGCTATTTGCGTATCCTCGCGTTGCGTCTACCAATTCCGCCATCTGCTCATTCCTTTTTTATTGCTTTGCTAATGTGTTGGGATGGGGGTTAATCCTATCCAAGTACTCAACGGCTCTTGCAATTGCTTCGGCGGGGTCGAGTCCTCCAAAATCGGTTAGATCAATTCCATCCTTTGCTATAAATACATTGGTATTACTATCGCCCCAAAACTGGATGCTGATTTCATACTTACCGGCGTATTTCAACATTTTGTCAAAGTTTTCGCGCTCGGCCAACAACCTATCAAGATTTTGATAAGCCGTGTTTAAATCTCTTTGTGCTTGTCCTACGATAGTCATCTCTTTTTCAATTTAGTTTTCAGGTGGATTAAGCGGGGTTAGGCGATGCGGGTGACTTTATACTGACCCGCTTCGGCGTCATCGAACTTAAACGATTTAACACCTATCTTAAAAACCTGACGCAACGCTGATTTGAGACTATATAAATTAGCTGGTTTTACAATTACCTCGCCGCCGATTTCTTTTAATGGCTCAAAATCATACTTTTTATTTCCGTGTTCCATATTTTGTTTTCTTAAATAAGAGCGGCTTAACCTTGCGCTTCGCCGCTCTCAACCTAAACCTTATCACAAGAGAAACAGAACGTTTCTCACTGCCAAAGGCCAACCCTATGGTTGACCATTGTACTTGTCTTTTACATAAACTATGCTGCTATCGCCCTACAAGTATCGGAACAATTATTTATATATGCAACTTTATTTTTATATTTATTTTAACTTTTATTTGCACAAGTCATTTTTTCTCCTTTACTTTACAAAACCAAAAACGGAAATAATGAAAACCATTCTAATAAACGAAAACGAAAAGCATTTCCATTATAAGGGCGATGAGAATAGGGTTAGCCCCTCACGCAATCATCCTGGCTATGCCTCGCTGGCGCAATCCATCGAACGCAGTAAGGCGCAGATTGAAAAGAATCGGGCGACGATTGAAAGGGGGAGGGGGAAATGAGCGAGAAGAAGTACCGATTGCCGCGTGAATTTGCTGAAAAGTGGGTAGCGGCTTTGAGGAGCGGGGAGTATAAGCAAAGTACAAAAAACCTTTATAATGACGCTGGATATTGCTGTTTAGGTGTGGCATGTAAAATTGAGGGGATTTCAGATGATGCTATGTTTGGGGTGGTTTATCCAAATATTAAATGGGTTCCAGAGCATTTACAATATAATAATTTGCAAATAGAATGCGCCAATCTTAATGACCAACAACATAAATCATTCCCCGAAATAGCCGATTGGATTGAACAAAATTGCGAGTTTGTATGAAATTTATCCTCCGCCTAACCTACATCCCGATAGCGATTGTGCTTTGGGTTCTGTTCGATGATGATAGTATGATAAATAGATAACTATGAATATATATTACAAACGCATAACGACTTGGAAAAAATGGCCCGATAACGATTTAGTTGATGAGGATTATGTTAGCTACTCATTATCCAAGCGTAAGTGGAACGAGTTTTTCAGAACTCCGATTTGCGATATGCCAACACGTCAAAAACTTGTGGCTGCAAATTTACGACGCAAAGTATCAAACATAAAATTGGTGAAGCCAGTTAAGGCCAAAGAGCCATCAAGATCAGCATTCAGCGATTAATTTAACCTAAAACGATATGAACGAAACCAAACAACTACTCAACAATCTTGCTGAATTATGCGGGGAGACAAGCGGCGCATCTTTTGCCATTACGCGACTTAAAGATAAAACATGGCAGGTGGCTTGGCCTAATTCCGGTATGAATAACGTGAGAGGAAAGGATGTTGATGCCGTTCTGTTGGAGGCTATAACTGAAATAAAGGATAAGCGCCGTCCGATTGAAACCGATACCAAATTCACTGTTTATAAATATTAACGATATGAAAACAATCTCACTAACCGAGTTCCATTCAAAAGTAAAGGAACTGGCGACAAGGGCGAATAAGACCGTTATTGTGGTCCACGCTGAATTATCCGAATACACCAATTATCAGGAATGGTTATTCCGATGCTATATAGATGGCTATTCGTTCCATTCAGCAAGTACACCAGAAGCCGCTTTAGCCAAACTGGAATCTCAGATGTTCCCGGTTCAGAGCAATATTGAGGACGTTGTAATTGAAGCGATATGAAACTCCGCTGCCGCCTATTCGGTCACACCTTTGTCGATAATTTCAAGTATCGAAAATGCCTTACGTGCGGATTAGTGCAGAAGAAAGTACTAACCCCATTGCATCGGGAACTGGACGAAAACGCAAAAACCATACTGCTTATGGAAGCGGAGTTACTATTATTAATGGCTGAAAAAGAGAATGATATATGAAAACTGAAAACAAGCACCTGCAAGGCAAAATAAAATGGCAGCTGTGGGAATTTGAATGCGATAATTGCGAAGTTGGAATAGTACAGGTTCATGACCTTCATAAACGCGGGGGTATAAAAACAACCACTGTTTCAGGTTGCCTTGACTGTAAAAAAGAGTTCGGCATCCGTCAGGCTTTTAATTTAAAACCATTATCATGAAACCACAACTCAAAAACACACTCCGGGTAGTGCCGAAGGAGGAAAGTCACAACACGCAGTATAGGGAAGTTAAACCCCATAAGGAATTGAGACCGCCACACTTCCCTGATGAAACCAATAGGGAAGTTTCCCACGGCACATTGAGCGGGTGGCTGGATAGGTTGAGGAAGAAATGAAAGCAACGTGCGCATATTGCAAACAGGAATTTGAGGCCAATTCAAGTGCATATAACAGAGCGACAAAACAAGGCTTGAATGTATATTGCTCGCTCGAACACAGTGGATTAGGTAGGCGCGACAAGCGAACTTCTGAGCAAAAGAAGGCAGATAAATCGGCTTACGATAAAAACCGAAGGCTTGAAAAGTTTGATGTAATAAAAGCTAAAAAACAAGCATACGATAAAACACCGGAAGGGCGAGCCGCGCAAAAGCGCAGGCGACAAACAAGGATGCCAAAGCATGTTGAATATTGCAGGCAGCCGGAATACAGGGCTAAGAAAGTCGAATACGATAGGAGACACAGGGCAGAAAAGTTTTTCGGTGAATTTGCAGAATGCGCAATACTTGTTGAACAAATTAATAAAACACTCATAGAAAAAGCCGATAAGGCTCACTTAAGAACAATTCAAGGAACTAACACAAAATCACAAAGGAGAAAAAGACAATGGCTACGATTATTAAAGAACTTACCGCAGTTAACCTAAAAGCGGCATTATGGGATACCCTTCAAGGGCTTCAAAAAGATGAAATCGAACCGGGTAAGGGCGACGCAATTGCGGTTCAAGCCCGCGAGATATTGCGAACCGTCAACACTCAATTAAAGGTGCAATCGGCTTGCGGTCGGAAGATACCTACCGAGGTTATTGAGTTTAGCGAGGGTAAGTAATGGGTAAGCCTCTGTCGTTCAATGGTAGGACTACTGACCTGTAATCAGTGTATCGGGGTTCGAATCCTCGTGGAGGCTCTTTTTTAAAAATCAAACAATATGACACAAAGCGCAGAAAAATTACAGATTATCCCGGCCGATCTAAACACGGCTATCGAGACTACTAAGATCGAAAGGTCAAAGGCTGAACAACATGCAATGGCGTTTGCGCCAAGCATGAATGAATACCTTACTTACGCGGAAATAATAAAAGGACTTGACCGCGAAAACCCTACCGACATTGATGCTAAGAAAGCCCGTGAGGCACGATTAAAATTAGTTAAGGTTCGTACCGGCGCGGAGGAAATAAAGGACGCTCGCAAGGAAGGAATACGCGCAGAAGGCGATTTGATACAAGCCCTGTTTAACGTTGTAAAAAATTCATGCATTGTTACTGAAACTGAATATACCGAAATTGAAAAACATCAGGAGAGGTTAGAGGAAAAACGGCAAGCTGAGTTATCCGCAAGCCGAATTGAATTACTATCTGTATTCGGCACTGATACGACCTACCTTCCGTTAGGTGTAATGACCGATGAGCAATTTAATCGCTTGCTGGAAAATGAAACACTGGCGTTTAATGCCCGTAAGGAACAGGCTGAGAAAGCCGAAGCGTTACGAATTGAAACTGAGCGTTTGGCAGAGGAAGCCAAAAAAGAAGCTGAAAGATTACAGGCAGAACGTATAGAGGCCGAGCGCATTGAAGCCGCAAGGGTAAAAGAGGAATTAGCGGCGAAGGAAAAGCAGTTGGAAGTTGAACGCAAGGCCGCTAAAGATGCCGCCGATAAACTGGCAAAAGAGAATGAGGCTAAATTAGCTGAACAGGCACGATTAGCCAAAATAGAGGCTGATAAGCAAGCCGCCGAACTTAAAAAGCAAAAGGATGCCGCCGATAAATTGGCCGCTGAATTAAAGGAAAAGCAAGATCAGGAGGCTAAAATAGAGGCCGATAGGTTGGCTAAAGAAAAAGCCGCCCTAAAAGCACCGGATAAAGATAAAGTTCGCGTATTGTTTGAAGCCATAAAAGCTATCCAAATACCCGAATTTGGGACGGTAGAAGGTAAAGCAATTGGCCAGCTCGTCACGGCGCAGTTAAAGGCTTTACAATCTGATATTATTAACGAAAGCAAAAAACTTGTATAATGGAAACAGAAGTAACAAAAACGCATTGGCGCAAGAATCTTGACCCCCGGTATGTAAGCGGGGAAGATTTAAAATCGTCACTTCACGGACTTAGGCCGGAAATGGTTGTCTGTGTATCTGACATGAAAGATGCACTTACATTCGACCAGTCAACACAAAAAGAAGTTACTAAAACATCATTGTGGCTGACAGACTTGGCAACCAAGCAACAAATCTATAAGCCGGTAATACTTAATGTATCGAATGCTAAATTCTTTGCAAAAGAGTTCAATAGTGATTATATCGAGGATTGGTATAATAAACCAGTTGTGCTTTTCGCTATGCCGGATAAACGCTTCGGCCACGTAGCGAGATTTAAGCATTACTACCCACCTGCACAGGTTACAGATACCGCAGCATTGGCGGTATTAAATAAGGCAAGTTCAATAACTGAACTTGGCGAACTTTGGGTGTCCTTATCGCCAGAAGAAAAGAAACTACCAACCGTATTGAAACTAAAAGACGAATTAAAAGCTAAGTTATCATGAAAATTTATTACGAAATAACACAGGGCACCGAAGAGTGGTTCGCTTTGAAATACGGCAAGGTCGGCGGCTCTACATCTAAAGGATTGTTTGTGCCGTCAGATACGCTATTACTTGAATTGTTGGCTGAGAGTACAGAGCCATTTGAAATGGATGACGATAGTTATGAAAGTCCTGAAATGCTACGTGGCAAAGAACTGGAATCATACGCCCGTGCCGAGGCTGAAAAATACGCAGGTGTTAAATTTCTTGTGCCTGGATGGATGCAATGCGAAGATATACCAATATTGGGTATATCCCCAGACGGCATTACAGAAGACTTAACTATCACAGGTGAGTTTAAATGCCCCGGCGCAAAGAAGCATATCAGTACTGTTTTAGCTAATGATATACCCGCAGACAATATCCATCAATCCCTGCATTATTTTACGGTTAACCCAAAATGCGAAAAGCACCTTTTTGTATCATTCAGGCCGGAAAGCTACTACCCATTATTCTTTAAATGGTTAACCCGTGACAGCGTAATAGACCTCGGCACGAAAGCAAAGCCAAACTGCAAGACTATTGCGGAATGGGTTAAAATAGCTAAATTTAATGCACTGGAATTGGAGGCAAGTTTACAAACAGCACTTAAACAACTCGACAAAATTTAACATGCCATTCACCACCACAGAAATACTATCGCATAATAGAACTTGAAATTATGGAAAATGACCAGTAGAAAATGGATTAACTGCCCAGATTGCGAAAAAGAGCATACAATATATTTTGATTTTTTTGATCCATATGATGGCGATGAAAAAACGGAATATATTGACTGTGAATGCGGGTGTAGGTTTATGGTTACGGCTACAATAGAGTTTGATATTTCTTGTGGTGAGGCTGTTAAGATTAATTACGAAGACCCTAATCAATTGAAATTATTATGAACCTCCCATCCAAGCAACAAGCACTTTTAGACCGATGCCGAAAGGACGGCAAGTTAACGAGCCAAACAGCCTATGAAATGCTTTCGGCCTATTATTATCATAACCATGAAAAATATATCGGTGAAATACTTTCGCGCATGGTAAAAGCTGGCAAACTTATTCGGGTAAAGCCGGGATTATTTGAAATAGGTAAAGGTAAATCGGATGTAGTAATAAAGAATCAGGAGGTGTTGTTTTGAGCCTCGGTATACCATACATGGGTAGTAAGCGCAAACTTGCCAGTGATATACTTCACTTCATTACCGAAAGGCACAAAGGATTAACTGACTTCTACGACTTATTCGGCGGCGGCGGTTCGATTTCGTTTACTGCAATTAAAGACTATCGGTTTAACGTCCATTACAACGAGTTAAACCAGCACATATACCATTTAGTTGACTACCTAAAAACCCACCGTGAGTTAGAGCCTAAGTTTTACGAATGGGTAACACGGGAGGTTTTCTTTGATCAATTGGCAAGGACTGATGCAGACTGGTATAGTGGGTATGTTATGACATGCTGGAGTTTTGGTAATAATAGTGAAAAAGGTTATTTATATGGCGCTAATATTGAGGAATTAAAAAGGCTTGCACATGAATTTGTTGTTAATCGATGCCTAAAATCGATGTCTGAATTAAAATTAAATATTCCAGAATTGGCAAATATAAAAGATGTTCAAAAAAGGAGAATTTACTTTTGCGATTATATAAAAAACAAAAATTCAAATATTTTCGGCATAGGTAAAGAAGATAGAGTTCAAAATTTGGAACTTATTGAACATTTAACTAGGATACAAAACCTACAAAACCTACAAAACCTACAAAACCTACAAAACCTACAAAACCTACAAATTACGAATTTATCCTATGAAAACGTAGTTATTACAGGTAACAATCCTGTTATTTATTGCGATATTCCGTATAAAGGAACAGGCGAATATAAGGAAGGTGGTTTTGATTATGAACGCTTTTATCAATGGGCTAATGAATGCCCGCATCCGGTTTACATATCAGAATACGATGCGCCGTTTAAGAAAGTACACGCCTTTACACATCGCTCCAGTCTATCGGCTACTAATAACAAAAAGAAAACGATCGAGAAGATATTCTGGAATGGAAAAGGCGATTATTATGAAACCAAACTATTTTAACCTATGACTCTACCCCCACATCTTCAAGGCTTCGGCACGTACACATACGAATGCCACAAACACGATTGCTACCATTGTGAAAAAATGGGATTAACGCCACAGCCTGCTGAATACCTTGAACAGGAAGAAAAGGCGTTTAATTACCGCAAGTCTACCCCGGTTCAAATCCCGGTAAGGCCACATCAGAATCCCAACTGGACGGGAGAGGAAATAATGATACTCAGGACGCATCTGTTCAAAGCAAATGACGAGGTGTACAAGTTGTTGCCGGGACGGACAAAGTCGGCCATATACACGCAGAATTGCAAATTAAGGAAGATTAGGCGCGACTTTAAAGATACCGCCTGAACTTCCCATAAACAAAATACAGGATGTAGGCTGCGAGGAAGAGGTTGAGGAGGAGTTTCATATAGGCCGATCTGTTACATTCTTATCATTCATCAATACGAGCCTATCACTTTTCTTATTCACATCCGAATAAATAACATAACCATTTCCGGCAACGGTAAAAGTGGTGCAATAACAATACTGTTTATTATCATTTGATATTTTGCCCATGATTACGACTTTGTTAATCAGAATCATAGCATCAGTCATTGACAGGTCGGATTTGTTTTCTATGATCAGTTTCACAACCACCCTCCTATCCTTAATATATCAACCGGATACCTTTCCCAGCACATCCTTCCGAACCTTGCGGCGTCCTTAATGCGTAGTTTGGCGTGGTGCCAGTTGGCTTTTTGTTGTGGGGTTTGTTTCATGGTGCTACTTGATTTTTAAGCTCCTCTATTTCTGATTCAAGTTCTATTATCCTTGTTTCGCACTCTTGCCAATTATCACGCAACTGGCTATTTGAAGACCTGATTTCTTCCAAAGGATTACCATATCTTCCTGTGTAGTCTTCAACTATTGACATGCAATCTTTGATGGCCGATTTGGCACTATCAAAATCCTCTTTGTCGAGATAATATAGTGCATCCTTGCAAGCGGATTCGGCCTCTTTCATTCGCTTTATTACCTCGTCTATATCGGGGCACGTATACGGTACCCCTTTCACGGCTCCCTCCTGCTTTGCAAAGTCGCTGCTAATAAAATTGTGGCAATTATCCCAATGTACGATAAGAGAAAAATTGCGGGTGTGGTTAGGTGGTGCATGGTGGTTACTTTTTTAAGAATTGCTCGGTAGATATTTCATCATTATTCAGTTGCATTAATAAGTTCTTGCCGTCAGATTTACCTTTATCATAAAGCCTTTTCATGCCATCGTTTATTTCCGCAGCCAATTTAATGAGAGCATCCGAAACGTTTTTGTCAAATAAATACCCTTTCCACGACATAGCCGGATAAAATGAAATTCGGCTATACTCTGCCGAAGTATTATATTCCTCATCACAAGGAGTGGGTAAATCTCTTATCAAATCAATAAAAGCGTTTACAATACCCTCATCGGCTATATGGTTGGGAAAAACGCGCGAACTAAAGTAGTTACGATGGATTTCTATCATGCTGGTTTCCTTTTTCATCTCACAAAATTTATCCTCGCCCCCTTCAACCCATTCCCCTTTATCCAATGCCTTGCAATCGCCGGGCTGCTGAATGAGCCTATAACACGGTCGCATTGGATTATGTCGATGCGGAGCCAGGGGAGGCGTGTGGGCTTCTTTCGGGCTAATATGGTCATACCGTCTTTCATAATTCCCTCCTCACATATCCCCAATCCGTCTTAAACAGGATCAGCAAGACTGCCGCACCCTGTACGGCGAATCCTAATATTGTTAATGCATTCATAGGGTAAAGTTACGATTTCAAAATATGTCTGCTGATAATAAAATACGGAACAGAAAATGTCCAGATACTTGCTATAATTGCCCATAATTCATTATCTGAGCTAAATTTAAGCTGAGGCCAAATAATTAGTATCATTGAGCTAACGATTAGTGTCGTTAATGATAGTGAGTTTACCCACAGGGCTGCTTTCTTATCCATTTTGTCCATCTTACAACAAATTATCAGCCATACAGCCGCACATACTACAATATCCATCCTTGATCTGAGCGAAGCAACAGAAGGATCGGTTTGCTTTCAAGTCATGAAAGTTGCCATCGATGCGCACCGTTTTGTTTGGCCGCGTGGGGTAGTTAAATAGCTTGGCTATTTGGGGGAAATGGTGGTGGGGTTGGCATTTCATGGTTATGATTTATTAAGGGCTTCGATAAGGGAATCAGCACCGACCAGTTCTAATGTTGGCTTTATAGATTTACCATGATCGAACCCCATACTATATGCAGCGCGACATAATGCGCGTACGGTGCTAATCTCCAAATCGGTTAATCCCATGCCAAGCTCTCTGTCGATAGTGGCGTTTATTTGTTCTTCTATTTCTGTTTTCATCTCTTTTTCGGTTTTTATAGTTTTACAAATTGTCTTTCAGGTAGGCAGCAACACACTCCTGCAAATTCCTCACCATATACAAACAGTTCGGAACGCCGCCGGTGTCCATATTCGAGTCCATCCAGTTTGATAGTGTGGAGGGGCGGATTTCGATGTGTGGCAGGCCGGGGAGGGTTGCTATTATCCGGTCGTCTTGGATACGGGTTGTTAGGGTGGTCATGATATTTTCCTTTCTACTGTTACGATAGTATCATTATGCCAGCCACCGTGTGGAACAAGTAGTATTTCTACTATTTCAAACCCGTATGTTTTACCAATTGCGCCTGTATTTCATCCACATGTAATAACATAACCGCCAATTTTTACAATCCGGGCGATTTCTTTCTTTTGATTACCCCAATAGCTTGCCTGTGTGGTAGCCATATTTACAGTCTTACCCAATGCTTTATAACATTCGGAGACCTGCCTCGGTGAATATGGCGGGTCATATAATACGAGGTCTACGTGTCCATCATGGTGAATTTTTAAAAAATCAATAGCATCTAAACAATACTGAGTGCCATATTCCGGGTTTAAATCATTGCATATCTGAGCGATTCGGTTTTTATTTGCGAACGGGTCGATGCTGTAAATATCGGGTTTAACGTATCGCCTTATTAATTCACCTATCGGCTTAATATCAAATGTATTGCTATTGGGCATTGCCCATGTTCGGTTAATTATCATTGTTTTAATTTAATAAAAGCTTACCAGCAGATAGCGTTAATTGCATTTGTTCTTTATCCTGTTCTATAAACTTATGCAGCATTTCGGAAAGGTTTCTCATGTTTTCACGTGCCTTATTTAAGGTTTCCAGATACACCTCCGAATAATCGAGCATCTTCCAACCGGCCCGTGAATAAAAAACCTGATGCTTTTTTATTACACCTCCGGCAACCGTACATAAATACCATTGCTCCACACCATCAACCGTTTCAAGTAAAACGGTTTTAAATTCAAGGCCAACACTTGATAAATCATTTCGGAGATTATAAGGGCTTGCAAAACTATTATCAAAAAGGGGTGTCCCATTAGCTTTATCTTTATACCATCCAGAAGCTCCGTATTTTACCGCTATATAAACAACTTGCGTTGTTTCTGCTTTTTTATACCTGTCTAATGCGGTGTAGAACGACGATTGTATGCCGGATAATGTTGTTGATCTTAGCTCTGGTGTTAGCTTTAAAGCGGTTGCAATTTCTTTTGGAAGAGTGCATTTGAAATAGCCATCCACACCAACAGTAACTCCAACTTTCATTTCGTTGCCGCCAAACTCAAATTTTAAATCCGATACTTTTGCCATGATGATAATTATTTAATTGCTGTAAATTTTAATTCCGGTGTAAGTAACTCTTTATAGACCTCTATATAATATAACCCTTCCGACTTGCATAACGCCTCAAACTTATTCCCTGCTACTCTATTCCTGCGCTTCCAATTAGCATACTCTTTGGTTGTTTCGTTTTCAGGTTCAAGCACCGCTAATTCACTCCATGTCCTGAACGCGTTCCTGATTTGCTGGCTGTACTTCTCCATCTCAATAAGCCCCCGCATGCCCAAACACCGTTATCAACATCATTACCGGAACGAACAGTGCTATAAACACCACCGCCATCTCTCTGTTATCACCCTCGCCAGCGAATACGTGGCGGAAGGATTGGGTTAGTTTTGTTTTCATA